TGTGAATATAGCACGGAAGCCGAGCCAGACTGCGACGGGGGGTTCTGCAATTACTGCGGCGAGCAATCCATGACTTCATGCATGGTGTTAGCGAATGTGCTAGTATGGCTTCATGCATGATGTTAGCGGGAGTCATATAGTGGAGTCGGGGGTGTTACATTGTAACAATGGCAATGTGTTAGTAAGTGAACAAGTGTTCAATTCTTTTGTCGTTGTGTGATAATGTAACATTCGAATCAATGTGGGGGTGGTGGGCGAATCACTCGCCTCGTCAAGTAAAAACTCCTGTCAACCCCTATTTTTAAACCAATGTGTTGCATAAAGGACACACACGAATGTGATACTATAACACCGCGACATATTTGCAACAGTTTTACATTATTTTATACTAGGGGGTTGACATTGGAGCCCCCTTGATCATACACGAACGAATCGGTGGCCTCGGGCTGCCCCACATGAATCCAAAACAAGAAATTACTTTCGTCCCCCACACCATGTTCCAACCAAGGCACTGAGGCAAAAGTGTTGTACAAATGTCACACTGCCTAAAAAACAGCAGAAACAACAAAACTTTCTTTCTTTAGATTACAACACGTTATAAGATTCACAGAAAAAACTTGTGATTCTAGTGTTACAAAACTAAAAAAATGTCCCTATAGTATAATAAGAGAGAGACTACTATAGTATTAACTTAAGTTTTTCCACTATGTAGTATAACCAGTAGAGTATAAAACTTAAGTATATACTTAAGTACACTCCTAGTTGTTGTCTCTACAATCTTCCTACAAGTAACCAAGACGTATGCTTCCAAACATAAGAACAAGAGTAAAGGGTCTTGCTGACATCTTGATAGGATAGAATCTGCGCTACCCACATAAGTACACCTTTTATGTCGTGGTCTGAAAGACAGGAACTTTAGTATGGCTGAGAAGCTACCTTACAGTAAGAACGTAGAGAAACACATCTTGGAGTGTATCCAAGGTGGTATAGCCATACGTCAAATGATAGCTTCAATGCAGCATCTGACTTATGCCCCACGTTCTCTGTCTACCATGTATAAGACGTATGGGTCGTTCATCGAACAAGAACGAGCGAAGATCAATGGTGCTGTTGGGCGTAAGGTCATCGACCAAGCTATGGAAGGTGACTTTAAGTCCCAAGAGTTATTCCTACGTAGTAAGGGTGGTTGGTCACCTACACAGACTAACATTGAAGTCGAACAAGATACTGACCCAGACTTAGACGAGAGTGCAACCGACACACTCATGTCGCTACTAGGAAAGAACACTGATGACCCGACCCCAGAGGAAGATAACGGCTGATACTCTACGTGAGTTACCTGCTGCTAGGGTCAAGGAACTCTTTGATGAGCTAGGGCCACGTAAGGTAGACGAACTAAAGCATGACTGGAACTTCTGGGCTAGAGATAACCAACTTGAGCCTGACGGTAGTGACTGGAACACATGGTTTATTAATGCTGGTCGTGGCTTTGGTAAGACTAGATCAGGCGTTGAGTGGGTACGAGAGAATGTAAAGCGTGGTACTAAACGTATTGCTGCTGTAGCCTCTACTAACTCAGACATAGAACGTGTTATGATTAAGGGCGAGAGTGGTTTCCTTAGTGTCTGTTGGAAGGGCGATAAGACTTTCGCAGGTAAGAAGCTAGGATTCCCTGACTGGTCACCAACCAAACGTACACTAACGTGGGACAATGGCGCACAAGTACAGTTCTTCTCAGCAGAGGAACCTGAGCGTTTACGTGGTCCTCAGTTTGAGTTAGCTTGGTGTGATGAGACTGCTGCTTGGAACAAGGATATGGACACATGGTCTATGTTACAGTTCTGTATGAGACTTGGGAAACACCCTCGTATTATGGTCACTACTACACCTAAGCCTACTAAGCTAATACGTCAGATACTCAAAGACCCTAAGACTATAGTTACTACAGGGTCTACCTTTGATAACTCATCTAACCTTGCAGGTACATACTTAACTGCTGTTAAGGAACAGTACGAAGGTACACGGTTAGGTAGACAGGAACTCTACGCTGAAGTGCTAGAGGAAGCACAAGGCGCACTCTGGACTACGGTTATGTTAGACGATGCCTCAGTTAAACACGAGGATGTACCTGACTTAGCCCGTATTGTCGTTGCACTTGATCCCGCTGTTACCTCTAATGCTGAAAGTGATATGACAGGTATTGTCGTTGCAGGTATAGATGTCAACGGTGTTGCTTACGTCTTAGGTGACTACACAGACAGACTGTCTCCTCAAGGATGGGCTATGAAGGCCATAGAATTATACCACCACCATCAAGCTGACCGTATTGTAGCTGAGGTAAACCAAGGTGGTGACATGGTTAAAACAACCATACACGGTGAAGATGAGACTGTCCCTTATAAAGCTGTACGAGCATCTCGCGGTAAGTTTGCCCGTGCTGAACCCATATCTGCCTTATACGAGCGTGGTCTTGTTAAGCACGTAGCTAATCCCCCTGATGGGGCTACACTAAACGAATTAGAAACACAAATGAGAACATGGGAACCACTAGGGTCGATTGGTTCCCCAGATAGACTTGATGCCCTCGTATGGGCAATTACAGACCTCTCACTCAACGGATACACGAAACCCAAACTGACCCTCGCTTACAGTAGTGTTAAGGGACTTTCACGCTAATAGTAAAGAAGCGATAGATACAATGGTAAAGAAACTCTCAGAGGCGAAAGCTAAAACCACATTAGGTGTAGCTGGCGATAATACGTACAACGGTCAAATCCGTGCTGATGAGTTTCTGCCTGAGCTTCGCGGCAAGAAAGCTATTCGTAAGTATCGTGAGATGCGTGATAACGATAGTACCGTAGGTGCTGTCATGTATTCTGTTGAACAGATACTACGTGACATTGACCTTCACGTAAAACCTGCTGATAACAGTGATGCAGCTAGGGTAGAGAAAGAGTTTGTCGAGAGTGTCCTTGATGATATGGATCACACTCTGGATGACCATATATCGGATGCTCTATCTTATTTGTCGTATGGCTTCGGTTGGTTTGAGGTTATCTACAAGCGTCGTGTCGGTCCTACTGAGCGTTCCCCGAAGAAGAACTCTAAGTACACTGACGGACGTATTGGTGTACGTAAGATTGCATCCCGTGCGCCTTGGACTGTATCGAAGTTTGATGTAGAGCAAAAGACTGGTGATGTCTTAGGTATTGAACAAGAAGTCGGGTTCATGGGTGGTCGTAACTACATCCCCCTCAATAAATCCTTGTATTACCGTACTACTAGCCTTAATGGAGACCCCAGTGGTCGTTCTATACTTCGCAATGCTTATACTTCTTACGAGTATCTTAACAACTTACAGTCGATAGAAGCTATTGCAGTAGAGCGTGAACTTGCAGGTATCCCTGTAGCTCGTATCCCTGCTGAGTACCTCTCAGGAGATGCTTCCGCTGCACAGTCTGGCTTCGTACAAAACCTACAGCAAGTCCTACGTGACGTTAAGTTCAACGAACAGGGCTACATTATTCTTCCTTCGGACACCTACCCTGATAAAGATGGTGCGCCTAGTAGCACACGTCTAGTTGACGTAGAACTTATGGCATCCAATGGTAAACGTAACATAGACATTAACCCTATCGTTAGCCGTTACCAGCATGACATTGCACGTTCTATGCTTTCTGAGTTTCTTCTTCTTGGGACATCTGGTGGTTCCTACGCCTTGTCCAAGTCGAAGACAGACCTGTTCCTCCGTGCGCTTGAGAGTTATATTCAAGCAATCGTCGATGTTCTCAACAAACAGTTGGTCGAGCGTCTTTGGCAGTTGAACGGTCTGAACTATGACATGATGCCAACCATTGAGGCTGGTGATGTCGCTCCACACGATCTGCGTGAGATTTCTTCCTTCCTACGTAACCTTAATGGTGCAGGTATTGACGTTAGTAGTCACCCAGAAGTTATCAGTGACCTTATGGGTATTGCTGAACTAGACTATGACCCAGAGGTGGAACAAGAGACCCCAACTGAGGATCAAGAATAATGGCAACTCTAAACAACAGGGTATTCGACAATGGCCTTACGGTACTAGATACTGAGGCTAACCGAATTGACATCACTTCTCAAGAAGCTGCAAGTTATGCAGAGGCCACTTCTACCTATACTCTAGGTAACTCAACCTCTCTTTCCATTGCTGCCCCTTCTGATAGGTCTGGTGGTGGACGTGAGGTTGTTGTAGCTGCTGTAGCAGACGCCTCAGTGACAGGCAGTGGTACAGCTTCACACTACTCTATAGTTGATACGGGTAACTCCCGTTTACTTGCTACAGGCTCTCTTACGGCAAGCCAAGTAGTTGCCTCTGGAAACACTTTCTCACTAGGATCATTTACTATCGGTATACCTGATCCTGCATAATAAGGGTTATGGGCCATGACCAGCAGGATTCTACAGCAAGATAGTGGGTTAATCCTCACCCAAGCCAGTGAACCCATAATAAATGAGGATTTCATTGGTGCTAATGGTTTCTCTACTGGTAATCCGGTATTACAAACCACCGCAATAACTCAAGACCACGTTACAAACGTAATTTCCATCGTAACTGGTCAGCCCGTAATTTCTACTACGGCTATAACTCAAGATCACGTTATAAACTTAAGTCCTATTGTAACTGGTCAACCTATAGTCTCTCCTACGGCTATAACTCAAGATCACGTTATAAACTTAAGTCCTATTGTAACTGGTCAACCTATAGTCTCTCCTACGGCTATAACCCAAGATCAAAACCTGTCTTCCACAAATATTACTACTGGTAACGTCGTTGTCTTACCAACGGCAATCACCCAAGATCATAATGTACAAGCAAGCGGTATACTCACAGGAAACCCTGTTGTATCTCTTGCTACCCTCACAGAAGAAGAAAACTTTTCTGTCGATAGTATATTAACAGGTAGCCCGACAGTAGGTTCAACAAGCCTTACCCAAGTTAATAACTTACTTGCAGAAAATATATTAACACAAAGACCTGATGTTGGTAAACCCTTCGACCCTAACGTCGTTATAACAGAGGAAATAGATCAGATGTTTGGTGGATGGCAGAAACGTACATATGAAGTCCCAGACGGACGACTTGTACAAGCTGAACGAGAGATACAGGCTTCTACAGGTGATCTAGTCTCTATTGACCGTAAGGCTAAGTCTTTACTGAAGTTTGGACGCTCTGCACAACTGTCAACCTCTGGCTTACAGACAGTCTGGACCGTTGGTGGAAACGAAACCTACGTTTCAACTAACTCTATCTCTCGTATATCCTCATCATCTGCATCAGATACAGAAGTTGTTAGAATAGAAGGACATACGGTATTAGACGGAAAATTTACTTTTGTCGTACAGAGTGTAACCCTTAGTGGACAGACCAAGGTAACACTAGATACAGCCCTCGCAAGAGTATCAAGAATTAGTAATGGTGGTGGTACAGAGTTAGTTGGTCGTGTGGTTGTGTATGAGGATACAACAATATCTAATGGCATACCCTCAGACGCTACTAAAATACACATTGATATTCCTCTAGGCTTCCAACAGTCTCTAAAGTCTGCAACCACGTTCAGCAATCAAGACTACTACGTTATGACAGGGTTCTATGGCTCAGTCAGTGCTAAAACATCAGCAGCCGTAGATTTCTACGTTGAGATAAGAGAACCTAATGGCGTATTCCTACCAATGGCTTGTTTTACCGCATCTTCTACTGGTGGAAACTCAGACATAAGCCTTGATCCAGCAATTATCGCCCCCAAGAACTCAGACCTGCGTATTCGTTGTGATACACAAGACAACAACGCAATAGTCTTTGGTATCTTCAAGGGCTACTTAGCGAAAGTATTGTAATGTCAAAGACTGGCCTCAAAAATAAGATGGAAGCCCACAACAAGAAGTCTAAGCATAAGGTAACTATGCGGATGCTTCAAGCGGTCTATGATCGTGGTATTGGTGCTTACAAGACTAACCCTGCAAGCGTTCGTCCTAACGTAAAGTCACCTGAGCAATGGGCTATGGCCCGTGTCAACAGTTTTCTTAAGATCGTAAGCGGTTCTAAGTCGGCTAATCACGATAAAGACCTTCTGCCTTCTGCACATCCATCCTCAAGCAAGAAGAAGTCTATGAAGAAGGCACAATATGCCAACGACATCTTCACTACGGAGCCAGAAGCAATCTCTCGTAGTATGGATATGGGACTTGAAGGCAAGGTTCACGTTCACGACTACGATGGTCAAGCTGTTTATATGCCAGCAGAGAGCCATGAAGCCTACCTAGCACACTATGACAGGGGTGAGGCTATAGAAGAGGAAGAAGGCTCCTCAGTGGACCGTATAGAGGCTCTCAGGGCTATTGTAGCTGAGGTAATAAAGACAGAGTTCGCTAAGGCAGAGTACCAAGGTGAGAAAGTAACACTTAACAAGCCTCGCCGCATCAAAGGTGGCAATAAGAAGTTTGAAGTGTTCGTACAGGACGGTGGCAAGGTTAAGAGAGTTACCTTTGGCGACCCTAACATGGAAATCCGTCGTGATGATCCTAAAGCCCGTGCCAATTTCCGATCCCGTCATTCGTGTGACACCAAGAAAGACAAAACAAAGGCTGGCTACTGGTCATGCCGTATGTGGGAAGCAGGTACATCTGTGAGTGACATGACAAAGAGTATAGAAGGTAAAATCCTTAAGACCGACGACGAACAGCGTATGGTCTATGGCTGGGCCTCAGTAGTAACCGAAAAGGGTGAAGCTGTAGTAGACCGTCAAGGGGATGTTATCGAAGCTAACACACTTGTGAAAGCTGTAAACGAATTTATGGAGCATGTGCGTGTCGGCAAGGCTATGCACACAGGGGAGCAAGTTGGCACAGTAGTCCACTCGCTTCCTATCACCAAAGAAATCGGTGATGCTCTTGGTATCCAGTCTGACCGTGAAGGATGGGTCGTTGCTTACAAAGTATTCGACGATAACATCTGGGCTATGGTTAAGTCTGGCGAACTTGCGGCCTTCTCCATTGGCGGTCGTGCTATGAAAGAGGAGATTTAATCTTGCCTAACCTCCTAAAAAACTTGCAACTTGAGGAACTGTCCCTTGTGGACCGTCCAGCCAATGCACAGGCGATGGTTAGTCTCTTCAAGCGTGACAATTCCGAAGAGGAACTTATTAAAATGACTGAAGAAATGGAAGCCAAAGTAAAGGCATACATGGAAGAAAAGTCTTGTGGTAAACCAGAAGCTATGAAAGCTCTTGGCTACGACATGATGAAAGAGGAAGAAGAAGCTGAACCCGCTAAAATGGAAGAAGCTCCAGAAGTAGATAAGGCAGAAGAAGCAACAGCAGAGGAAGTCGAAATTGACACCCTCAAGGCTGAGAACGAGCGTCTTCGCAAAGGTCTTATTGAAAATGGCTACGTCATCAAATCTGATGTTATCGAAAAGAAAGCTGAAGTTGAGATGCTAGAAGTTCAAGGTGAGATGGTAGTCAAGTCTGACATCCCTGCGCCAGTTCTTAAAGCACTTGAAGCTGCTGCTGTCGAGAAGGCTGACATTGAACTGGCAAAACGTGCTGGTGAAGTTCTTCCCCACTTTGACATCTCTGTCGCTAAATCTCTCGTAGCTAAGTTCTCCGAAGATGAAGCTATCATGGAAGCACTGAAGGCCGCTGATGCAGCATTCGATGCAGCTATGCAAGAATTTGGTAAGTCTGATGTAGACGGTGAGTTCGCTACTTCTGCTGACAAACTGGATGCCCTCGTAAAGTCCTACATGGACGAAAACAAACTGAAGAAAAGTGAGTTTGCCAAGGCTTATGCTGCTGTAGCTAAGACTGATGCTGGTAAAGCTCTCATTAACAAATCCTATAAAGGGGAATAAAAATGGCTGTAATGCAATCCCGCGACAACCGCACATTTATTGCTGGCGAAGACCTCTCCTCAGCACAATTCAAATTCGTAACTCTTGAGTCAGATGGTCAAGTTGATCTGGCTGACTCCGCTGGTGAAAACGCTATTGGCGTATGTCTCGCTGGTGCTGCTGCTGGTAACGCAGTGACAGTATGTGTCTCAGGTTCAGTTATGGTAACTTCTGGTGGTACTATTGCCGCTGGAGCCGCTGTACAAACAGACGCCGCTGGCGATGCTTTAACAGCCGCAACTGGTGATGTTATCTTAGGCTATGCTCGTGAAGCTGCTGTCGATGGACAGATCATCGAAATCGAAATGATTCAAGGTGGCAACGTAGCCGCCTAATCTAGCATTTAAGGAATAACATAATGCCACTTTTGACTCCATCCGCTGTACATATTGACCAGCCTTTGTCTAACTTGACACTGGCGTATGTACAAGAACAAACATCTTTTATCGCTGATAAAGTATTCCCAACTGTAGGTGTACAGCGTCAGTCTGATAAGTACTACATTTACGACCGTGCAAATATGAACCGTTCTGGTGATGTTAAGAAATTAGCACCACGTACAGAAGTTAACCGTATCGGCATGGCTATCTCTAACTCATCATACTTCGCAGACGTATTTGGTCTGGGTATGGACTTTGATGAGCAAACACTAGCTAACGAAGATGCAATGTTGGAAATCCGTTCCGCTGGGGCAGAGACACTAACTAACCGTCTGTTGATACATCGTGAGAAGCAGTTCGCTTCTACATTCTTTGTCAATGGCGTTTGGACAACAAGCGTATCTGGTGCTGCTAACGGTGCTGGCGTTCCTGTTTACTGGAATGACTACACTAACTCAACACCTATCTCAGATGTAACAACTGGCGCACGTACTATGCAGTTGACTTCTGGCGGCTTCAAGCCAAACACAATGGTTGTTGGTAAAGAAGTACGTGACATCTTGGTTAACCACCCTGATATCCTTGCACGTTTGAATGGTGGTTCTACCATCAACAACCCTGCGCTGATTACAGACGGTAAACTGGCAGAAATCTTCGGTATGGAAAACTTCCTAGTTATGGAAGCTGTCGAGAACACTGCTGCTGAAGGTCTAGCAGAATCCTCTGCTTTCATTGGCGGTAAGAATGCTCTCTTGGTTCATACACCTAGAAACTCAGGTCTGATGACACCAGCCGCTGGTTTGACATTCGCATGGAACAATGTTCCCGGCGTAAACAACCTCGGCGTTACTGTTGAGAGCTACTCTGACGATGCACTTAAGCGTCAGCAGGTTGCAGAACACATCCAAGTTAAAATGTCCTACGACATGAAAGTCGTCGGCGCTGACTTGGGTTATTTCTTCAACGCTATCGTTCAATAAGAACTAATACATATACTAACGGGGAACCCTGAGTTAATCCTTGGGGTTCCACCCAACTTATAAAAGAACACAACAGCATCCTTACATAACGGAGTAGTCCTATGCACCCTACATATTTGGGTTGGCAGGTTGATTGGCCTGTCTTTATTAAGATACCAGTATCCTCAGCAGGAAAGAACTGGAAACGTGGTGAACATTTTAACTGGTTAGAACAAAGCATAGACCCTGATAAGGTCGCTAGTCTTTACACCTCTGGTTATCTCTACCACAACAAAGAATTAGAAGTACAGAACAAGGTTGGAGACAGGTTGTCTGAGTTCTCTAGCAAGCAGCTAGATACCCTTGTCAGCTTACTTAACGTCATCGTCAAAGACAGAACTTCAAGTACATCTGAGTACAACATAAAGAAGTGTCGCAAGTCTAAGATCGACGACAAACAAAGAGGTCTCATCCGTCGCTTCCTAAACAACAGCGCATGGATTAGTGAAGACTTCTACCGCATTCGAGATGAGGTTCTCGGATAATAGTAAAACGAAGGGACGACTTGAATGGCTTGGACATATGATCCATCTGATCTAAACACTACTACGGCTTCTGGTCGCCTCAACACTGTTCGTCTTCTGGTTGGTGACACCGACACTCAAGACCAACAAGTACAAGACGCAGAGATTACCTTCGGGTTGTCTCAGAACGGTGATAATGTTTACTATTCTGCTGGGTGGATAGCCCGTACCATATCCTCTCAGTATGCCCGTAAGGTAAACACCTCCCTAGATGGCGCACTTAAGGCTGACTACTCTGACCTTATGAAGCACTACTCAACACTAGCCGATAACCTAGAGTACCAAGGTAAGACCTCTGGTGCATCTGTCGGTATCCTTGCTGGTGGTATTACCAAGTCTAAGGTAAACTCTGTACGTGATAACACTAACCGTATCGAAGGTTCATTCCGTAGAGACCGTTTCAAGAACCCCCCAAGTTATCAAACACCAGAGTATGAATAAGGAGAGGTAAGATGTCTTTTCGCTCCTATGACTTGCTAAAACTTGTACAAGACTTTGGTGAAAGCCTAACTCTTCGTAAGGTGACTACAGGTGGGACTTACAACCCTGCTACTGGTGAGATTGATGGTTCAGCTACTACGGACTATTCCTTCACGGGCTATATGTACAACTACGATAGTGGCATCTCTGGAAACATGGATATGGTCGTTAGGGGTATTCGTAAGTGTGTTATACCTGCACTTGGACTTGCTGTCGAACCAGATACTGATGACCTTGTTGTTGGCAATGGAGACAACGTAAAGATTATCTCTGTAGTCACTATCTTCTCTGCTGGTACTCGTATTTGTTACCTCTGTGATGTGAGGGAATAACAATGGTAAAGAAGACTACTCTCAAGGTTAACAAGTCACTTGATAACAAGTTAAAAAAGATAACTGAGATTCCTGAAGAGGCTATAAGAGATAGACTAGGGGATATAGCTAACTACACTGTAAATATTTCCCCCGTTGACACTGGTGCTTATGTCACTTCTTTCTCGTATGCGGTCGGCGCTGGTCGCCCAAGAGGTAAGTCATCTCGTAATAAACCTCGCAATCAAAACATCCCTGCCATGCGACAAGAAGGTCTCTCTAACCTTTTGTCGGACATAACAAAGCTAGGTGAATTGAAGGGGATGACTAAGATTACTTTGAGGAACGCCGCACCCCACGTTGAATATGTAGAAAAGAAGCACTCAGTCTTCACTAGAGTAAGGAACAAGTTTGGTGGCTAGTATATACAACGATATTAGGGCTGCACTTGAAAGTCACCTTTCCAATGTGTCAGGCATACCTAGTGTGGCTTATGAGAACGTAACTTTTGAGCCTACAACTGGAACTAGCTTTTTACAAGTTATGTTCTTACCAGTAGAAAGACGCCCTGCTGTAAGGGGCTTAAATCCACAACAAAGATACCAAGGTGTGTTTTCTATCTTGGCACACACTCCAGAGGGTAAAGGTCCGAAGGCGGCTGATGATTACGCTAATATACTGATAGAAGCGTTTGAAGCCACAACTGACATATCCTTTACTAACTCTGACACAGAAACTATCAAAGTATCCATCGACTACGCAGAACGACAACAGGGGATTATAGACAGTCCTTGGTACTACGTTCGTGTTGATATCGGCTGGTACATTTACAAATAACTTCCCTTTAGGAGAAACAACATGGCTTTCGCACAAGGCTCACGCTCCAGTCTGTCGTTCATCGTAGAATCTACGTTTGGTACAACACCCGCTGGTTCTTTCGCTAACCTTCCCTTCAGCACACACTCTTTGAACCTAACTAAAGATCGTGTAGCTGGTAATGATATCCAAGCTGATCGTATGCCTCGCGTAGATCGTCACGGTAACCGTCAAGTATCTGGTGACATCGTAGTTGACCTACGTGATGGTGACTACGACACTTTCCTTGAATCAGCTATGCTAAACACTTGGGCAACTAACGTCCTTAAAGTTGGCGTTACACCTAAGTTCTTCTCCATAGAAGACTATGCTGCTGATATTGACCAAGCTCGTTTATTCTCAGGCATGTCAGTTTCCACTATGGGCATATCTCTTGCGCCTAACCAGATGGTAACTACAACTTTTGGTATGGTAGGCAAAGACATGAGCGTCAGTGCTACACAAAAGACCCAAACTGCTGCCTCTGGTGCTGCACCTTTTGATGCTTACTCAGGCGATATTGGTATTGGTAACGTAGGTGGTGCTTCAACCGTAGCTATCGTAACTGCACTAGACTTCACTCTGAATAACTCTTACGCACCTACTTTCGTAATTGGCGATGATAGCGCACCATCACTTGAGTATGGTCGTGCAGAAGTCGAAGGTACGCTCACAGCCTACTTTGAGGATTCAGCACTTATCAACCGTTTCCTCAACGAGACCGAGACTGAGATTGAAGTATCTGTGGATGATCCTACAGGCAGTAACGCTTACACATTCCAGTTCCCACGGGTTAAGATTAACTCTGCTGACACTGGTGTTGATGGCCCAACTAGCCGCATGGTTACAATGTCTTTTGTTGCTCTACGTGACACAACAGAAGCTACTAACCTTAAGATCACACGCCCATCATAAGAATACCTACGTAGGTAGTGGAGGCTCCTGAGTCGGGTCGGGGGTCTCCACATTTTAATCACCCGACATAACTCCCGAAGGAACTCGACATGGATTTAATGAACCTTAAGCCTACCAGTGACACTGTAGAAGTTAATCTGGTTCACCCTAACACTGGTGATGCCCTAAAGAATGACGACAAGACTGATATGACTATCACTGTCCACGCAAGTCACTCTAAAGAGTACAAGACAGCATTACACGAACAGACAAACAAACGTCTTAAGGCTATGCAGTCAGGTAAGAAACAAGAGATCACAGCACAGGACATGGAAGAAGCTACTCTGACGCTTCTATCTAAAGTTACTGCTGACTGGAACATTACATATGGTGGTGAGAAGCCTAAGCTCACTGTCGCTAAGGCTAAAGATTTATATGACGAAGTGTTCTGGATTAAAGATCAGATTGAGGAAGCGGTGGCTGACTCCTTGGATTTTACGAAAGCCTAACTTCTCAGTTGTGTGAGTGGGCTGAACATCAGTTTAAACTCAACAAGCCTGACAAGGATGGCATTACGGAACGTGAACACTTAGAACAAGTAGAAAGGCAGATTGGACAAAGACCAGAAGCATTGGAACCCCCGACAGTATTTCCTCAGCTTATGTCTCATGTCTGGTCTGCCTTTATTGCATTGAGCAACAGTAGAACTCAAGGCTTCTCTGGCCCTAACCCGATAACATATGAACAAATTAAAGCATGGAAGGAACTGACTGAGACACCTGTAGAACCCCGTGAAGTAGGGGCGATAAAACGTGTTGATACAGTTTACATGGGGGTAGCGAATGGCTGACATACAGTTAATTATTGATGTAGTTGGTGAGCAAGATATGGTGAAAGCCATTCAGACTGCTAACCGTATGAAGAGTGAGTATAAGCTACTAGACAAGACTTTCAATAAGACCAATATGTCAGCCCAAGCATATGCTAAGGGCGTAACTCAACTAGACAAAAAATATGACTCCTTAATTGCCAAAACTAAAGCGTTAAATAAGGTTCAACAAACAAACAACAAGGTTATGAGCCAAGCTAAGAACCGTATGAATGGCAACAACATGGCTATTCAACAGTTAGGCTACCAGTTTGGTGACTTTGCGGTACAGGTACAAAGTGGTACAAGTGCTTTCGTTGCGTTCAGTCAACAGGGCGCTCAGTTAGCTGGCATTCTACCCATGATTGCTTCGCCTCTGGGTTTAAGCATGGGTGCGGCTGTAGGCTTATCTGCTGGTCTAGGTATCCTTATTCCCGTCATAGGTGTGGTAGGTCGTGCATTGTTTGAGATGGGCGGTAACGCTAAGTCTGCCTCAGAAAAAGCAGACGAGCTAAAAGAATCCTTAGAAGAGCTTTCTGGAGCCGCTGATCTTCTCAGAGACCTTGCGGAGATAAACCTAAGTGGTCAGTTTGCCGAAGCTAAGGAAGAACTAAAAGGTCTTGTTGAAGAACTTAATAAACTAAAGCAAGAACAAGCAAGAGATGCGTTTTCTACTGCCATAAGGTCATTTGTAGAGGATCTAAGCGACCAGATGGCTAGTGCTAAGAAAGTGGCAGATCAAGCTGCAAAGGAACTAGAGTTAAGAACCTCACAAAAGAAATCTGTAGAAGAGGATTCTAAGGCGTTCGAAAAAGTTTCTGCCAAAATACAAGAGTTGATCCCCCGACAAGTCGAAGCTACGAAAGCTACACTTGAGTACAGTGACCTACTAAAAGAGATAGGTAAGATTCAAAGCTCTAGTAACTCAAAAGACTATGCTGCAAACATGGTTGCGTTTGCTAACACTCTCAGGGACAGTGAGTATGTAACCGAAGGCTTAAAGAAGCAGATGATGGAACTGCTTGATGAAACTGGGCTTATTGTTGACGAAGTAGAAAAGCTGAATGAGGGACAAGAACAAGTTAATAAAGTTGCAGAGGACTTCCTTAAAACTCAAGAAGAATCCGCTAAAGCACAAGCTAAGATTAAAGAAGCTGTAAAAGAAATTCTTGATACAGTCGAGGCTGAAAAGAAGTCTATAGCTGCCAAACTTGAATTGAATAAAGTTATTCTAAAGTATGGAAAAGACTCTCTGGAAGTTAGGAAGAAAGAAGCGGAGCTTGCAAGAGAGCAATACCGTCTTGATAAAATTTCTGAAGGTATCAAAGGTAATCATCTTAAGGCCGTTATGGCTCTCTATGATGAAAATGCTAAAGTAACCGCTGAAATCGCTTCATCTGAAGATAAGGCAAAAGGTCTTGCTGACGCCCTTAAAGAAGCTGTTTCCGCTATGTCTTCACTACAGTCTTTTAGCGACGGACTTGACAAAAAGTTAGCTGTTTCTGTAGCTAAAGTTAAGGCACTCAAATCTGGTGCTGATGCTATTGTCGCTGGCTCTATTGCAGGGATGCGTACAGACTTAGATCGTAAGATTTCAGAGGCTAAAGGCAGTGGAGTTGATGCTGGAATTGTAGAGCGAATGTTTGGGGGAGATAGACAAAAGATATCCCAAATAGAAGCCTCCGAGAAAGAACGCAAAAGGCTTGAAGCTGCTGCTAAAGGTGGTAGCGACAACGTAGTAAACATCAAAGATATTATTGAAGCCCGTAAATTACAAGCTGAACAAGAGCGTACCTTAATTGGCCTAAGTGAAAAGCAAGCAGAGGGTCTGAGGGTATACTACGATCTTCTGGAGCAAAATAAAGATGCAGACGTACAGCTAACTGAAACAGAACTGATGGGTGCTGCTAAGGCTATTGCAGCCCAAGAGGAACAGAACCGTGTACTTCAAGAGGCTGTTGATAAGCAAGAGGAGATAGCAGACACTATAGCCTCTTCAATGGGTGATGCCTTTATGTCGATTGTAGATGGCACTAAGTCTGCTAAAGATGCCTTCAAAGATATGGCTAGGGAAATTATCAAGAGACTATATGAAATTCTAGTCGTAGAGCAACTTGTCCAGTCTATCTCAGGAACAATTAAAGGTGCTTTCTCAGGTAGCGCAGCACCAGCTACGTCCCCAAGACCAAAGATTAGACCTTTCGCTGACGGTGGTGTTCTTAGTGGTCCTACTATGTTCCCTATGGCTGGTGGTAAGACTGGTCTTATGGGTGAAGCTGGGCCAGAAGCTATCATGCCACTCAAGAGAGGTGCTAACGGTAAGCTAGGTGTACAGATGGAAGGTGGCGGTGGTGACAATGTAGTTATACACCAGAACTTCAACTTCCAAGCTAACGGTGACGACAGTGTTAAGAGGATTATTGCACAAGCTGCACCACAGATAGCTAACATGACCAAGAAGTCTATGCTTGATGATCGTCGTCGTGGTGGACAAATGAAAGCAACCTTCGGGTAAAGGAAAGAACAAACTATGGCACTTACTTATCCCTTAGATACTCCAACAACTATCGGGATTGAGAGTATTGAGTTACGTGCGGTTAATGCTGTAGCTGTCTCTCAATCACCATTCACGTACAAACAACAGACTATCGCTCACCAAGGTCAACAGTGGCAAGCAAGCGTAAATATTCCTTCGGTACGCAGAGATAAAGCTGCTGAGTGGAAGGCCATGCTGGTTGGACTGAGGGGACCACAGGGTACATTCCTACTCGGAGACCCAGACTACGCTACACCTCAAGGTACTGTAAGCTCTTGTACAGCTTCTGGTAATGCTGGAGAAGACCACGTAGCTGTAACTATGACTGGTACACTGAAGGCAGGAGACTACATTCAACTAGGGGCAGGTTCTAGTGCTAAACTACATCAAGTTCTGCAAGACTTAAGTGGTAACGGCGAACTTGAGATTTGGCCTTCACTTAGGTCAACGTACAGTGGTTCAACAGTTATCTTTAATTCCCCTAAAGGTCTCTTTAGGCTATCTCAAAATGTAACCTCTTGGTCAATTAACAATGCGTCAGTCTATGGTATCTCGTTTGAAGCCGTAGAAGCTCTGACATAGTAAGGATATATACTAATGGCTGATAAGAAGATAACACAGTTAGACCCACTCACAGGTGCTAACTTAGCCGATACTGATGAATTTGTTGTCGTAGACCTTTCGGCTGATGAAACAAAGTCAATCACATTCGCTGAATTAAAGACTGGGTTGGATAATGTAACAGGTTTCGTGCGTATCACTGGCGATACCATGACGGGTTCTCTTACGACTGCTGGTCTGTCAGTTGATGGCGGCACAATCAAGCTCGACGGCAACTACCCCACTGGTAGCCATAACGTGGCGTTGGGTGACACTGCGTTAGATAGTGCGTCATTATCTGGTGCAAACAATGTTGCTCTTGGGTCCAATGCGCTATCCTTGAATACGAGTGGCGCACAAAATATTGGCATTGGTCGCAACGCCCTAGATGCAAATACAACTGGGCAAAACAACATTGGCATAGGCCACGTTTCTTTGTCAGCAAATTCAACTGGCGGCAACAACGTAGCTATCGGGCGTGAGGCATTACGAGTTAACACTACCGCAAATAACAACGTAGCGGTTGGGTATCATTCTTTGTTCGACAATACGACTGGTACTTCAAACGCTGCATATGGTACTCAAGCACTAGCTAACAACACCACCGCAAGTAACAACACTGCCGTTGGATATCAAGCTGCGTACAATAATACGACAGGTACTCGTAATACTGCCATTGGTTTTTCTGCTGGGAAGGCACTGACCACACAAGACTACAACGTCTTTGTTGGCTCATACTCTGGGGATGGCGCTACTGGCAGTAGTAACGTAGCTGTTGGTGATGTTACGTTAAGAAGTTCCTCTGGCAATCAAAACACAGCAATTGGTGGCGAGGCACTTACCTCCAACACCACCGCGCCAGAAGGAACCGCTGTTGGTTATCAGGCTTTATATAATAATACTACAGGAGTCACTAACACAGCAGTTGGAAGACGTGCGCTTTACTCTAACACGACTGGCCTTCAAAACGTGGCCTTGGGTGGAAGGGCTTTAAACACCAACACAGGTGGAGATCGTAATATTGCTGTTGGTATGGACGCTTTATTTTCTAACACTACAGCAGATGGTAACACAGCGGTGGGTCACGAAGCGGCTTACAGTAATACAACAGGCGAAGACAATGTGGCGCTTGGACGTGCGGCCCTTAAAGACAACACGGATGGCTCACAACTAACTGCATTAGGGCGCTCTGCGTTGGAAAACAACACTACCGCAAACAACAACACAGCGGTGGGTTATCAGGCTGCACATGCCAATACTACAGGTGCTAACAACACTGTCGTTGGCAAGCAAGCCTTACTTAGCAACACTACTGGGTTACACCACACCGCCGTAGGTACATTAGCTCTGGCTCAAAACACTACAGGAACATACAACACCGCCCTTGGTAGTTTCGCATTGCAAAACACCACTACAGGATATCGTAATGTAGGACTTGGGTACGGTGCCCTACGTCAGAACACTGTAGGTTTCTACAATATAGGAATTGGTTTTGGTGCTGGTGGTCTGACAACAACAGGGGATTACAACGTAAGTGTTGGCGGCAACGCTCTTATCGACAACACAACAGGAGGCAGTAATGTTGCCATCGGTTATGGTTCTTTAACAAACAGTACCACAGCAAGTTTTAATACAGCAGTAGGAATCAATGCTTTAGAAGCAAACACAACAGGCACACAAAACACTGCTGTCGGCTCTCAGGCATTAGATAGCAATACCACTGGCAGCAGCAGCACCGCTGTTGGATATCATGCTGGGTATTCTAATACTACTGGCAATCAATCTGTATTTATGGGTAGGTTTGCTGGGTATTCTCATACAACAGGCGGCAGCAGCACTTTTGTAGGAAACCAATCAGGAGAATCTACTACAGGCGCTCAAAACACGTTCCTTGGTCATGACTGCGGGCGTTATGTATCATCGGGTACAAAAAACACCATCATTGGTCGCTACAACGGCAACCAAGCCAGCTTGGACATTCGCACCTCAAGCAACAATATCGTGCTGTCGGATGGGGATGGTACTCCTAGGATGCGCACAGACAGCATCGGGAATACGGCTTTTGGCTACCAACTTACCAGCATAGGCGCTATTAGTCCAACCGAAACAGGAATTACACTTGGGGCTAGTGGTTACGGTATATTCCAGAGGGTAAATTCGACTGTAGGATACTTTAACCGTCAAAGTACTGATGGTATTATCATATCTTTTTATGGACAAGGTACTCAGGAAGGAAGTATTAGCGTATCAGGTACAACTGTTTCATACAACGGGGGGCATTTAGCACGTTGGTCCCAGCTACCAGACAACACTAGAGATACATCTATCGTAAAAGGCACAGTCTTAACTAACCTTGACCAGATGGCTGTTTGGACACACGCTGCTAAAGAAATAGGTGATGACATACTTGATGCTGACGGCAACGTAATAGGACAAGAAACAGAACCAAAGGCGGCTTATACTGAAGATAACGAACAGCTAAACTGTATGTCTGTATCATCTGTAGAAGGTGATCCAAATGTAGCTGGTGTATTTGTTAATTGGGATGATGGCGATGATATTTTTACCAGTGACATGAACATAGCGATGACAGGCGACATGGTTATCCGAATTGCTCAAAGTACAACAGTTGCTAGAGGTGACTTACTTATGTCTGCTGGTGATGGCACGGCTAAACCACAGGGTGATGATATTGTTCGCAGCAAGACGATAGCAAAAGTAACTTCAGTAACCGTGAGCCATACATATGACGATGGGTCGTATTTAGTACCCTGTGTTCTAATGGCATGTTAATCGCAACCCTAGAAGGATAAGACTATGGAACTAACAGCAGAAGAAATCGCACAGCACTATACCGCAATGGGTCACTCTGTTGACCTAATTAACGCTGGCAAACCAGAAGGCATGAAAGATGCCGACTGGACAGATACAGTTGCTCGTAATGTTGAGCATCTGCAACTCATGGTGGCAAAGGACTACTGGACAACAGAGGACATGACCGCCGCTAACGCTGCAATCGCAGCAAACACTTAACTCAAA